CCTAAACCGCCACCAAACAGAAGTTGCAGTTGAAACACGCGACATCTCACGCACAGATACTGCTGGTGGAGATTTCGTTCCACCTATCTACCTAATCAACGAATACGCAGAGTTTGCTCGTGCTGCTCGCGTAACTGCTGATCTAGCAACAACAATGGCATTGCCACTCGGAACTGACTCAATCAACATTCCTGCAGTTACTACAGGTACACAGGTTGCGTTCCAGTCATCTGATAACTCTGCTACAAACACTCGCGATATGGTCACATCAACTGTTACTGCGCCTGTTCGTACAATCTCAGGTTACGAGAATGTTTCGATTCAGCTTGTAGAACAGTCACCTCTTGCTGGCGGTCTTGATCGTCTAGTATTCGGAGACTTGATGAAGGACTACGCACTACAACTCAACACTGCAGTTGTAGGCAATGGCGATGGAACTTCAGGAACACTTCGTGGTTTCATCAACCTTGGTGCAGATACAACAAACGGTATCCCAACAACTTGGACTGAAACAACACCAACTGCACAACTTGGTCTGCAGACAATTTCAAAGGCTATTAGCAAGGTTGTAACAAACCGCTACCAGGCAGTTGAAGCAATTGTTATGCACCCATCAATGTGGTACTGGTTCGCTTCAAGCACAGATTCGGCTTCACGCCCACTAATCGTGCCTTCAGGCGCAGGTCCATTCAATGCAAACGGTGTAGTTACTGCTCCGGGCGCACCTGCAGGTCTAGTTGGAACAATCCACGGAGTACCTGTTTATGTTGATGCAACACTTCCAAAGACATACGGAGCTGCAACAAATCAGTCTCCTATTCTTGTTGGTAAGTTCTCAGATTCATACCTATTTGAATCAGGCGTTAAGACTCGTGTTCTTCCAGATGTCTTGTCAGCAAACCTAACAGTTCGCTTCCAGGTATATGGATATATGGCACTTGCTCACCGCTACGCAAAGGCAGTTTCAGCCGTAACTGGTACTGGTACTGTTGCACCTTCAGGCTTCTAGTCTGTAATGTTGGAGACACCTGCCTCTTAATCGGGGCAGGTGTCTTTGACACAATAATTTGGGGGAATTATGGAATTGACTTATCTTGATGGGCTTAAAATTGCCCGTGATTTAGCAAAACAAAACAAATTTCAAGCACTTGATGGACTCATTGAGGCTTTTGAAGATAGAGAAATTGAAACGGCATCACTCGTGTTAGATGTGGAGACACGATGAAGGCAAAAGATAGAGTGTGCATTGCATTTCCACATTCAGGCAAAGTAAACACAGAATTTGCAACAAATTTGATTGAAATCAACCGAAAGCGCACAGATCGCATTGATTCAATCGTTGGTATCGGTAATGTTTCGCTTTTAACTCGCTCACGCAATGTAATTGTTAAGAATTTCCTTGATGAAACCAATGCAGAGTGGCTTTTGATGATGGATACAGATCAAATTTTATCTGTTGAAGCCTTTGATAAGCTCATAAATGCAGCAAATGTGACTGAAAGACCTATGGTTTCAGCCCTTATTTTCGCCGCTTTTTGGACAAATGATGACGAATTAAGAGCAGTTCCTGTCATTTATCAAGACACCGATAACGGTCCTATGCCGTGGGATGATTATCCTGACGATCAAATTGTTGAAATTGCAGCAGCAGGAACAGGTTGTTTGCTCATTCATCGAAGCATTTTGGAACGAATTAGAGAAGAAGCAAATGAAAATCAAGGTCGCGATTGGGCTTGGTTTGCAGATGGCGCTATCGGTGGTCGTTGGTTTAGTGAAGATTTATTATTCTCGCGCAGAATTCGCGCACTTGGCGTAAAGATTCACGCACATACAGGGGCGATCTTGCCTCATCGTAAAGAATTTTGGCTTGATGAAAGACATCACAAGCCTTATCACATCAAAAACTCTTAAAGTCTAAGGGTTCGGTATTATCCCCCTGATACTGAACCCTTAGACCCTTTTAACTACTAAGGAGAACCGTGGCAACTAATTATCCTGGCGGATTAGATAACTTTTCCAACCCAACTGCTACTGACTACCTTGATTCAGCAACCGTTCCTCACGCAACTCAACACGCCAACACCAATGATGCTATTGAAGCTATTGAAGGCGAATTAGGAACAAATCCAAAGGGTTCTAAGGCAACCGTTAAGGCTCGCCTTGATGATGTAGATACACGCATTGCTACGATTTCATTAACAACAGGACCGACAGGTCCGACAGGTTCAACAGGTGCAACTGGACCGACAGGTGCAGCCTCAACCGTTACAGGTCCTACAGGTCCAACTGGAGCTACAGGAGCAGCTTCAACTGTAACTGGACCAACAGGTGCAACAGGTCCTACAGGTGCAACAGGAGCAGCAAGTACCGTAACAGGTCCAACAGGTGCAACAGGAATTCAAGGTCCTACAGGTCCAACCGGTGCGATAGGTGCAACTGGACCTACAGGTGCGGCAGCATCACAAGGTGCAACAGGACCTACAGGTCCAACTGGAGCAACAGGTGCAGCCTCAACTGTTACAGGTCCGACAGGAGCAACAGGTCCAACAGGACCGACAGGTGCAACTGGAGCAGCATCAACTGTTACAGGTCCAACTGGAGCAACAGGTCCAACTGGAGCAACTGGAGCAGCATCAACTGTTACAGGTCCTACAGGTGCAACAGGATCAATTGGTGCAACAGGACCAACAGGTGCAACAGGTCCAACAGGTGCAACTGGAACAACAGGTGCCGGTGGCGCTCTTGGTTATTATGGATCATTTTTTGACACTACAACACAGACATTAACCGCTGCTAATACTCCAAAAGCAATCACACTTAATTCAATATCTGAACAAAACGGTGTGACTATTGGAACTCCAACTTCTCGCTTTGTTTTTGCTAATGCAGGAACTTACAATGTGCAATTTTCTGCACAAGTTTCAAATAATGGAACATCTACTGCAAACTTTTGGTTACGCAAAAATGGCACAGATTTAACTTGGACTAATGGTCAAGTAACAACTTCAAATCAAAATCATCACACATTACCTGCGTGGAATTATGTTTTGACTTTAGCAGCGGGCGATTATCTTGAATTTGTTTGGATGAGCAGTGATGCCGCCAATACTTTAGCGGCAACGGCAGCAACAACATCACCTGCATCACCTGCAACCGCTTCAATGATTGTTACTGCAACTCAAGTTATGTACACACAACTTGGACCTACAGGTGCAACAGGATCAGCCGGTGCGACAGGTGCAACAGGACCAACAGGTCCAACTGGAGCAACGGGAGCTGCAAGCACAGTAACAGGACCGACAGGTGCAACTGGAACTGCCGGCGCAACTGGTCCTACAGGTCCAACGGGAGCAACAGGTGCAGCCTCAACTGTAACTGGACCCACAGGACCAACGGGAGCCACAGGAGCAGCATCAACTGTAACTGGACCAACCGGACCTACAGGTGCGACAGGTGCGGCTTCAACCGTAACTGGACCTACAGGTCCAACTGGCGCGACAGGAAGTGCGGGAGCAACAGGTGCAACTGGACCAACAGGTGCAACTGGAAATACAGGAGCAACTGGTCCAACAGGTGCAACAGGAGCCACTGGTCCAACGGGTGCTGCGGGATCATCTGCAGCCGTTACTTATTCTTATGTTGCAACTTCTGGACAAACAACTTTCAGCGGTGCCGATTCAAACTCATTAACTCTTGCTTATACGGTTGGAGCTGAACAAGTTTATTTGAATGGTGTGCTTCAAGTTCGAGGCAGCGATTACACCGCATCAACAGGTACAAGCATTGTATTAACAACAGGCGCTACCGTCAGCGATATTCTCTCTGTCGTTGCCTATGGCACCTTCACAATTACTGACACCTACACACAGGCACAGGCTGATGCTAAGTTCTTCCAGAACGCTAACGCTTTTGTTGCTGGTAAGAACGGTGTTATCAATGGCGGTATGGATATCTGGCAACGCGGAACTTCTTTTGCTTTAGGTTTTACGGGATACACAAGTGATAGATGGTATTTTTTTGCTGGTTCAAATACTGGGAATACTATTACAAGACAAACAACTGGGGATACAACCAATCTGCCCAACATTCAGTATTGTGTCAGGGTTGCTCGTGATAGTGGCAATACCACAACAGGCGGAAGATATATTTCGCAAAGTTTAGAAACAATTAATTCCATTCCATATGCAGGAAAAACTGTAACTTTATCTTTCTATGCTCGAAGAGGTGCTAATTACTCAAGCGCCAGCAATGCACTTGTTGTAATACTTCAAACCGGAACTGGAACTGATGAAAATATTTCAACAGGTTTTACAGGTGGAGTAAATATTGTCAATACAACGGCTACATTGACAACAACTTGGCAAAGATTTACTTACACAGCAACTGTTGGTTCTACAACAACACAGTTGGGAACTTATATAGGTTTCACACCAACTGGTACTGCTGGGGCAAATGATTACTTTGAAATCACAGGAGTCCAAGTTGAACTAGGCTCTATTGCTACCCCATTCGCCCGTGCCGGTGGAACAATCCAGGGGGAGTTAGCCGCTTGTCAGAGGTATTATGAAAAGTCTTATATCCAACCTTATGCACCGGCAACAGCTACTCAAGATGGTGCTTGCTCACATCCTTTGATTGCTTCAAATGCAACAGGATATTTCTTGCATTTTAGAACTTACAAAGTGGAAAAACGCGGAACGCCTACGGTAACGATTTACGATTACGCTGGTAATAGTGGCAAATGCACAATCATCAACGGTACAACCACGGTCGGAACGGACAATATCACCGTCTATACAGACACAATTACTTCTTCTTCTTTCCGTATCTATGAAGTCGGTTCATCTTGTGGCGGCTTTGGATACCAATACACAGCATCGGCGGAACTATAAAATGACAACTTATGAAATCAGAGAAGGTCTTAACGGCGACATCTTGGTAAAGATCGAAGATGACATAGAGTCTTTTGTGCCTATGGCAGAAGATAATTCTGACTATCAGGCATATCTAAACAAGGACAATCCAGCACAACCAATCGGAGGTAACATCAAGTGACAAAAGCAAGATCAAATGCCACGGCAGAAGCTGCCAAGGGCGACCTCCGTGCAGGTACTGGCACAAACCTGTCAGGCATCCTGGCAGTAGGCAACAACGGCGAGACACTCGTAGCAGATAGTTCCACTTCAACAGGCTTGCGCTATCAAGGTTCACAGGCTGCCGCTAGAAATTTAATGATTAATGGCGGGCAAGATTTTTGGCAGCGTGGAACTTCTATTGCTGTTGCTTCTAACTCTGCAACTTATACAAGTGATAGATTTTTAGGCTACTGCTTTGGCAATACACAGACTTATAGCCAATCTACAACAGTTCCAACAACGCAATTTCAATATTCTTTGAGAATTGGCGGTGCTACAAGTGTTACTGCTTCGCAGGTTCGTCATAGAATTGAAGCAGCAAACACTTTACAAATTGCAAATGCAACATCTGCAACTTTATCATTTTGGGTTTACGTATCGGCTGCTGGTCCAGCAAATATTTATTTGAACTTAGATACACCAACCTCGTCAGTCAATGATTTTTCCGCTGTAACTTCTCGGGTTTATCAAGCTAATATAGGTACTGCTGCAAATAATGCTTGGACAAAAATTACTTATACTTTTAATCCAAGTTCATTTACAAACATTACTTACGGATTACAGACAGTTTTAGACTTTGCTTCAGCTTTGGCTAACGCTTCCTATTACGCTTTATTCACAGGTTTTCAATTAGAATTGGGCAGCGTTGCAACAACTTTCTCACGCGCTGGCGGAACAATCCAAGGAGAAACTAGCGCCTGCCAGCGTTATTATTGGCGCTCAAATGGTTCAACCGCGTATGCAGTTTTAGGCAATGGCATCGGTTCGACTACAACTATCGCAATCATTAACGCCAATTTTCCAACCTCAATGAGAACTTTGCCAAGTTCGGTAGATTACTCAACTCTTGCAGTTAATGACTCAAATGCAGTTTATGCCGTAAGCAATTTAACTATAAACGGTGGCAATACAACAATGGCTTGTTTAACTATTACAACAAGCGGAATAACCGCTTATCGTCCTTATTACCTATGCAATAACAATTCAACCTCAGCCTATCTAGGCTTTAGCGCGGAGTTATAAAAATGGATAAAGTTACCTACATAACAGATAAAGACGGCAACGAATTTGCAATAATTGACCGAGGTGATGGTGAGTTCACCTCAATGCTGAAATCAACTTATGAGGCTATGCAAGCGGAACAATCCACACCGAACCTGACGGTTTAAGTGCTATCATCTAGGGTATGGAACTAATACCACTAGAACAAATAGCAGATCAGCTTCACAACCGATACCGCACAAGCGGTTACTCCGAACAACTATTTAAGCAAGATATGCAGATCATCCGCCGTTTGGGTGTGCATCCAGCGATGGCAACTTATGCCGACCTTGAGCGTGTTATCTTGCAAGCAACCAAGCAATCTACCAAGGCAACCTATGTAGCCCGCTTGCGCTCAATCTATAAGTCCTTGAACAAGATGAATTTGGTCAATGGCAATAATCCGGCTGAAAACCTGCCTCAAGTAAAACCCGGGCGAGGCGTACCAAAACCTGTCACCAAGGGCGAGTATCAAAAATTGCTCGCCGATGCCAAGAATAAACTGATCCACGATTGGTTCATTTTGGGCGGTATGGCTGGACTTCGAGCAATGGAAGTAGCCAACATCAAAGGCTCAGATTTGATTGAACACGAGGATGGGTACTCACTACGGGTACAGGGCAAGGGTGGCACCGACCTAATCGTGCCTATCTCGCCTATTGTTTCCGAGATGATTAAGTCTTACAACACCCTTGGCAGGTTGTGGCAGGTAACACCTAACAAACTATCTTCACGAGCTGCCAATGAAATGCGCCGTATTTTGGGCGAAGATGCCAAGCATTTTCACTCTTTGCGCCATTACTTTGCAACTACAATGCTTGAGAAATCAGGCGGTGATTTGATTGCGGTCAAAGAACTTATGCGCCACACAAGTGTTGCTACAACTCAGATTTATACACAATTAGCTCAAGGTCGCACAAGATCGTTAGTCAATCTCTTAAATTAAATCCGGGGGGATGCAATGAAGATTGCCGTTTATACCATTGCCTTAAATGAGCAACAGTTTGTGCAGCGTTGGTATCAGTCAGCCAAAGATGCCGACTATCTCTTGATTGCAGACACAGGCTCAACCGATCTGACCGTCAAGTATGCCGAGAATTTAGGCATCAATGTCATTAAGATAGCCATCAAGCCGTGGCGATTTGACGATGCCCGCAACGCAGCTCTTGCTGCCTTGCCCGGCAATGTGGATATGTGTATCGCCTTAGATATGGATGAAGTCCTTATCCAAGGGTGGCGCCAAGCCCTTGAAGCCGTACCTGAAGGCACTATGCGCCCACGGTATAAATATACTTGGAGTTGGAATCCTGACGGCTCTACGGGGCTGACATACGGCGGGGATAAGATTCACACTCGAAGCGGCTATCGCTGGAAACATCCTGTCCACGAGACATTGACACCAAGCGGTGAAGAATCTCAGGCGTGGATTGATTTAGAGATTCATCATCACCCTGACGATACAAAATCTCGCGGGCAGTATTACCCATTGTTGCGCCTTGCAATTCAAGAAGACCCCGACAATGACCGAAACACTTTTTACTATGCTCGCGAACTATTTTTTAACAATCATTGGACTGAGGCGATTGCTCAATTCAACCGCCACCTAAGCCTACCCAAGGCGGTATGGAAACCTGAACGAGCTGCATCAATGCGTTATTTGGCAAAGATGGATCACGAAAATCAGGAAAGTTGGTTATTGCGAGCAATAGCAGAATCGCCAATAAGCCGTGAACCTCGGGTTGATTTGGCTGAGTATTACTATTCAAAAGGTCAATGGCTAGATTGTTATGCAATCGCCCATTCCGCGCTGAAAATAACTCAGCAACCGCTTGAATACTTGGTAGAATCAGATGCTTGGGGATACCTGCCACACGATTTAATTGCAATTTCGGCGTACAATTTAGGCAATAACAAAGAGGCTTTAGAGCAGGGGCAAAAGGCAGTTGAACTTGCACCGTGGATTGATCGCTTAAAAGAAAACTTAAAGCATTACAAAGGAGCAATAAATGGTTGATATGAAACCAAGAAATGTTGCTACTCCTGAAATGAAATGGCGCGAATCTAACGCCTCACCTGTTGCCCATTACCGCTACGAACAATCAGGTGTGAAATACAATGAATCTTTTGTCACATACAACTATTACTCCAACAGGGGTGAAATTAAAAATCGTATTGTGGCAACACCAATGATGAGAGGTAGATAATGGCAGTTTATGATTTAGGTGATGTTGTCGTTCTTGGAGTAACAATCACCGATGCCACAGGCACACCTGCCAACGCAACCGCCGTTGCTGCAACCATTACGACACCAACAGGAACTACATCAACACCTAGTGTAACAAATACTGGCACAGGTCTTTACGATGTTTCATATACACCAACAACTTCAGGTCGTTATCTGATCCGTTGGGTGGCAACAGGTGCTAACGCTTCGGCTTATCAAGATGATTTTACCGTTCGTGACGGCACACATCTTTCAATTGTTAGCCTTGATGAAGTTAAGGCTCACCTCAATATTCCTACAAGTAATACAGATATTGATGAGGAACTTCGCCGCTTTGTAGATGCTGCAACTGATTTGGCTGAAAACTATGTGGGTTGCGTACTAGGGCGCCAAGTGTTTACCGATGAACTCTATGACGGCAATACCGACATCATCCGCCTTCGCAATCCTCGCGCTTTAAGCATCACTTCAGTATATGAAAGCGGAGTGCTTATCAGCTCAGATAATTACTCAGTTGATCCAACAGGTCAGCGCATTTTCCGCATTACTACAGGTTCAATCTCAGGTCCTAACTATTATGGAATTTGGGCGCCGGGTGCTAACAACATCAAAATTTCCTATGTTGCAGGATTTATCAACCCACCGGCTGCAGGAAAACAAGGTGTGCTTGAGATTATTCGTCACCTATGGCAGACACAACGCGGTCCAACTGCAGTTGTAGGTCGCAATCAATCAGGTGATGATTTTTATTCTTCAAGCACTTATTCATTGCCTCGTAGAGCGATGGAATTGCTTGATCAGATGAGTTTGCCAGGTATGGCATAAATGGCAACCGCAGCAGCCGAAGGCTTTATTGATGCGATGGTAGCGGCTTTCAAAGCTGCATCATCCTTGTCAGCCGTTCGAATCTTTGACGGTCCTGAGATTGATTCTTCCGATCCATCTATTTGGCTTGCAGTAGGTCACGATGGAACCGAAGATGGCGAAGTTATTGCGTTCAATGCAAAAAATGAATACAAGCAACTTGGCGCCAAATCAATGTTTGAAGAAGGCTATGTCAATTGTGTGCTAGATGTTTGGAATGGCGATACCAATATTTCAAGCCTTCGCACACAGGCACGGCAATACATCGCAGCAGTTGATACAGTTATTAGAACTGATCCATCATTTAATGGAGTGGTTTTATGGTCAGGGCTAGATAGTCAAACACTTAGTTACAACCAAACAACATCCGGCGCTGAAGTAAAAATCGTTTTCACCGTTTATTACAAGGCAAGAACATAAGGAGCAAGAATGGCAAAAATCAAGAATGTTTCACCGCTAGGCGATCTCATTGTTCCTAGCCTTGACATTGAGGTGAAGGCGGGGGCAACCATCGAAGTAAACGATGAAGCAGCAGCATCACTTTTAGCACAGACAGATAACTGGGCAGCAGCCGATAAAGCCGCAGCTTCAGTAACCCCTGCAACACCCGAACTAGGAGAATAATATGGCAATTGGATCAGGTATCGGCTCCCAACTTGGGATTGCAACTGAAACAACTTTTAACACACCCGTAACGGTTTCAACTTTTTATGAGTTCACCAATGAAAGCATTAACTACAACAAGAACATCTCAGTCGGTCTAGGACTTCGTGCAGGTGGTCAGGTTGCTCGTTCAGGGCGCCGTGTAGTTACTACTTCAGATGCTTCAGGTGACATCAATCTTGATCTTCCAACAAAGGGCTTGGGATTGTTGCTTTCACACGCAATGGGTGGAACTATCCAAACAAGTGGTACTTACACACTAGGCGATGTTTATGGTCACTCATTCACCGCTCAGGTAGGTGTTCCACAATACGGTGGCACAGTAACGCCTAAGACAATTGGCGGTTGCAAGGTTTCAACTTGGGAAATCTCAGCAGCTCAGAGTGCAATTGCAACAGGTCGTTTCACTATTGATGGCGCATCCTTTACAACCGCAACATCGCTTGCAACTGCATCATTCCCATCTAACAACTCAGTTTTCCACTTTGCACAGGGTTCAATCACAGTTGATGGCACATCTGTTGCCAACATCAAGGACTTCACGCTTACCGTGGACAATGTATTGAAAACAGATCGCTACAACCTAGGTTCTGCAGGAATCAAGGCTGAGCAGGTCATCAATGGTTTCCGTGCAATCACAGGCAGCATCACCGCCGAATTCACAGACACAACATTGCTTTCAAAGTTCCTAGCAGATACTTCAGCCGCAATTGTTCTATCATTTGCAGGTTCAAGTTCTTCAGCTCTGTCTATCACTTTGCCAGCGGTTAAGTTTGATGGCGAGGCTCCACAGGTTGCAGGACCTGAAGTTATTGACATCAACTTCACATTTCAGGCATACGACAACGGAACAGATCAGCCTCTCACAATCGTTTACACACCAACCGCTTAAGTTAGGTTGTACAAATGACTGCACCAACGATTGACCGTTCGGAATTTATTGCGTTCTATAAATCAATTGCTGCAGTAAGCCCTGAGATTCAAAAGTCAATGCGAAAGCGTTTGAATGTTGCTGCAAAACCTATTGTGGCAGAAATCAAGCAAGCGGCTTTGGCAATACCTTCAAATGTAGAATCAGGGAAAACACAAGAAGGTTATGAAAACTTATTCAGCTTGCGCCGTGCCATTGCCAGTTCTGTTAAGTCTCGATTTAATGGAACCGGCAAGGGCGGTGTTTTGCAGATAAGAGTTTCAACCACCGAGTTTATGGCGATGTCGGGCAGACCCCGCACCTTGCCTTACTATCTTGAAGGTCGCAAGCGTAGGTGGAGACATCCTGTTTTTGGCAACAAGAACAATTGGGTTGATCAAGAAGCACATCCTTATTTAGCAGTAACGGCTTACAAGCCACACAATGTTGAGATTGTCTATAACGCTTTGGGTCTTGCAGTTGAAGATGGCTTGAGCGTTGTAGCCAATGCAAAAATCTACAAACAAACACAGGGGGAATAAATGCCAATCAGCATAAAAGGTAAGAAGTATGTAGCACCAGGAGAGAACGGCACACCTCAACTTTTGGGCGAGGAATTGATGGCAATTGAAGATCATTTTGAATTAGATGGTCTGCGATTGTTTAATGCGCTAGAAAATCCTGACAAGGCACCCAAGGGTTACACCTTGGCAAAGGCTTTGTATTCACTAGCGTGGGTTTGTCGTACTCGTTCAGGCGAGGTCGTATCTATTGCAGATGTCCTCAAGGACACCGCTGCGGGAGATATTGCCTTTGAAGGGGAAGAAGATATTGACCCAAAAGAAGT